TCTTTTTTTGGTTCTTTGGGAGCGGCAAGCAAGAAGCTAGATGACGCTACAGGCCAAACAACAATTAAAGCATTAACCAAAGATAATCCAGTAATGGGGTTTTTGGCCGAATACATGATGAAAAGGGGTGGATTAGGCCAATTAGTTGGCCAAAATAGCCAAAACACCCCTCCTAAACAGTCTCAGAATAGTTCTAAACTAGGGTTAAAGTAGTCAATAATAAAATATTTTAGTCATATTATATATGTATAAGGTTATTCTTTTTATATTATAATACTTGTTTTATTGGACATTCTAAGAACGAGTAAAATATTATATACTACTTTGTCTGTGGTAATATGGTGAGACAGTGAACTTTGGACTAGACAAACAAATAGAAAGATTAGTAGAAGTGTTAGCAGCGTCAGCATTATTGCGGGCCAACAAAAGAGATACGGAAGCATTTAGAAAATTAAGAGACCATGCTTTTCCTGACAAAATTAATATTGTTGACAAAGAGATTCGTCAAAAACAATTGGAGATTGAATTATGAATATGTTTAATTGTAATAGATGCTTAAAGAGATTTAAACAGACATTAAAACCTACACGCGGATATTATGATTTATGCGAGGTGTGTAGATGATGTGCAAACGTTGCGAAGTTAACCAGATTAAACCTGAGAGAATGATTAATGGATATTGTAGACACTGTCAAAAAGCTATTGACGATTATTGGTATAAGGATAATAATGGGTAGGCCTAGAAAGTCAGTAAGGCCCGCATCGTTTTCTATAGATGCGAAAATGTATAAGTTGCTACAGGAACTATCAGATTTAGAAAAAAAACCTATGTCACACTTTGTTAATATGGCATTATATGAGTATAAACCAATACGCGAGTTAGATACTTATAGGGGTTGGTGGAAGTGTGACCAGCGTGATTGTGCGGTTTTAAACCCGCCTGCTGAGGAAAAGTGTAAAGCATGCGGCCAAAGGTCGTTACAATCTATAATACAAGAGCATAATGACCGAATGCTGAAGTATAAATAGGTAAACGGCTGTGTCTGAAGCGGGGTGCCCGTAGGCAACACCCCCACAGGAATAAATATGGCAGTAAGACGAGGCAAAAAGAGAACACCACGCAGAAAGCGGTCGTTCTCAGTTAACTTATTAGAAACTGGTGCAGGATTGGCTTTTTTAGATGCAGCAAACGCAGGAACAGCAGCACAATCCTTCATTAAAGGCGATTTGAAAGGCGGATTAGATACATTATCTAGCGCATTCAAGAGTAACAAACAAGACATGATTAAAATTGGGGCTGGCACACTAGCCGCTAAATTGGTTTTAAGCAGTCTTGGCGGTTCAAAAGTATTAGGAGCAATAGGTCCGCTCAAATTGAGGGCCTAAGGAAAAAACAATGGCAATAGCAGTAACAAGAACGGAAGCAGGACTATCAGCAACAACCTCTTTTCAAGCAATGGATAACTTAGCAGGGGCATCCGTCTCCTCTAGTTTTACCGTTCCACAAGGGGTTAGCTCGGTAAAACAATTAACAATATCAGTAAGCGCGCACGCCGCTTCTGATTTTGTCCCACTAATCAAAGTCAGTGGTAACGCAATGCGAGACGGAGACGCCGTTTTCGTTGGACCAGCATTTAGTATGATAACATCTGGTGCAGCATCTTATTCCATGACTTACGACACTGACTTAGGAGTAACTAGCGGTAATTCTATCGAATTGTCTATAGCTTCAACTACAGCAGTAACACTAGACGCTGGCGTAACCGTAACATTCGCTTAGGAGTCTTATGGCTCTAATAGGCGGGGGTGGAACGGCTAATACTGCTGGGGGAAACCCTAGCGGTGTAGGCACTAGCATAAATTACATAAGAGCTGAAGACAAAACTTTGGCTTATGCGTATTCTGGCGCAATAACAATAGACGCAAGTAACGAAGTTGTTTTAGATTTTACAACTACTAATGAGGCTATTTTTGGTAAGTTACAATTAGAATTTTTAGGTAGTGCAGTGGACGCAGACGACGTTTTAATGGCTTTAGAGATGAACGGACAGCCAGTAATAGGCACATTATACGGCACAGGCGCTAACCAAGGGACTTTTGGGCCTAAGAATTACCAAAGTATAGTAGTTCCACCACATACCAGGGTTAGAGTATTGCTATCTATGTTAAGCGGCGGCGGAACAATAGAGTTAGGAGTAAGCCTAACGGGAGAAGTATATGCCTAAAAAGAAACTAACTAAAACACAACAAAAGAAATTATTAAACACTGCACGAACTGCCTTAGGTAAATTATTAATAGAAAAAATTGCTTCAGGACAGGGCCCTATGTCTATACCTGCCTTAATTGATATAGGCAAAAAAATAGATTTGGCATTTCGTAAATTGTGAGCACTAAGATCTATAATGTCGAGTTCCCAGACTGGCTTAATGACTCAAGAACAGTGGAACAGTTACTTGTTAGATTGGTGTTGGTCTATCTCACGGCAAGAGAAACAGGTGTCATGTAATGCCCTTTGCACTCATACCCGATGGATACTCACTAAAGAAGGTAACAAAGTTACAACTAAAAGCGTTAAACGATAAACGACGTCATGACAACGTTGTTACCGTTCTTAACAACCCTGAAATAATAAAACAAATTATAGTTACAGGTGTTGGATTTTTAGCAGTTAGAGAAGGCAAAGAAGCATTAGATGATTTGAAAGCCGCAGGTGTATCAATTAGTAAAGATGTAGAAGATGCATTTACTAGAAAACGTAGCTTTGGAGCTCCAACTGGTGCTGGCGTTAGTTTTGAACAAATATTAGAAGAAGGTTTGAAGAGGATTTTTTCTAATGAGTGATAGAATAAGTTTATTGGCTGAATTAGTTTTTAGAGGGCAGCAAGTATTGCAAGCATTTAGGGAGTTACAAGATAAAGAATGAGCGGTTTACTTCCTTTATTGAAGCTTTTCGTTGACTCGGGGGCAGTCTCACCAAAAGCCCCCACAGAAGTCCGTAGAGTTGGAGTTGCAGTAAAACAAACAGAAGGTTCTCTTTCTAATTTAGCAGCAGGTTTGTTTGGTATTGGACCAATAACAGAAATTAAACAATCTTTTGAAATTGCTGAATTTGGATTAAAAGACGCTACGTCCGCTTTCTTAGAAGCTGGTATAGGTTTACCAAAAGAAAAGAAAGGCCGTGGCGGTAGATTTTAACTAAGCTCATTTATTAATCCTATATGGATATAGAGCCTACAGTATTGATAGCATACGCGATAATCTGGACAGTCTTTTATTTTTTCTTGTCTAATTATATCGCAGAATTAAGTCGTAAAAAATGGACAAATTGGGTAGTTAGCGACGAGAGCGACGACGTTTTAATGGAAGCACTAAGCGTCGTAATAAATGAAATAGAAGACCGTTTCCACGATAAGTTAGAGCACTTCCAAAGTTCTTTTTTTGGTTCTTTGGGAGCGGCAAGCAAGAAGCTAGATGACGCTACAGGCCAAACAACAATTAAAGCATTAACCAAAGATAATCCAGTAATGGGGTTTTTGGCCGAATACATGATGAAA